AAATAACCAAAAAAAAAAAAAAAACGCCCCCCCGCGTGTGCAAGGGCGGGGCGCCAGAAAAATTTATTCAGTTAGAGCTATCAGCCCATCTACAGAAATCGAGGAACGCTGGATTCATCAGAACAGTGTCCATGCGAGACAATGCATTAAAGAAAATACCTTTTTCCTGCATTTTTGCTTCGTCAATCTTGTAAAGATGAAAAGACTCATAAATTATTCCACAAGCCTTCAGATAATCTAGCACCTGCCGTTTTATAACACTATTACCAACCGTAACATGTTCGATTCTATCCGCCGTTTTGGCCAAAGTATCCTTGCGATGTGTTCTGAATTCTACCAGAATACACCGCATCGCATGAATGAACTTTACAATATCAAAATTTGATATATCCTCAAAATCATAGTTGTATGGAATCAGTGAATAGTAGTTCTTTAGATTTGGTGCGTTGACTCTTAAATTGTCTGCTTTTGCAACATCAATCATTACGGGTTCTCCCGTGAATCCTTCATGTGCAACAAGTAAGCAACTCTCGGGATCGTACGACTCAATAGAAATATTTCTCGCCTTTAACTCAATTTTTTTACAAATGACAGACGAGTTGTAAATTCTACAGTCCATCCCTGCCTTTCCAACATACACTTCCGCATCAGGCATATCAATAGAAACACTGACGAGCTGATCAAATTCTAACGGTTGCTCGGTCAAATTTATTTCAGCAATATAATCTTCTCTTTTTATTGTGTTCTTTTGTCCAGGAATCATTCCGAACACTACCATGCATTTTGCGTTCTCTGTTTCTGATGCAGGAATCTCTGTGCATTCCAAATACGGACGCTCATACACAGTAGCCTTGGCCTTGAAAGAATCATACACATAAGAAATATGATTTGGCTGAACCATTTTATTGGAAATCCGCATATAGCAGTCGAAGAAAATCTGCGAGAGGACATAAGCCTGACTTTGCGAACTTTCAAAGTACATATCCGCTAAGGTCTCATATTCCTCATTCAGTATGATTTTAGCTAAAGCATAATCTCTAAATGCCGGCCCCGTGAAATCAATCTTTTTTCCGAGCCCATTTCCTATGGCACTGTTCCTTATAAATGGGTGCTGCGGTAAAAAGGAATCAATTATCGACTGATATTCAGCGACTAACTGCGGCGGCAAAAAGTTTAATTCATAATTTTTATAGCTGCAATCTTGGAAGATAATGTAGTATATGATTCTAACCAACTGTTCCTCTGGTGAATACACCTTCCCCCAGTCAGTAAACTCCGGGTGGGCGGCTGCGCATCTCTCCCTAAACGCCAGACTTACTTTTTCCGCCTGCTCGCGGTTAAGCAGATCATCCATTATCTTCGTAATAATGGCCACACAATCTTTCTGATTAGAAAGTTCACTAATCATTTTTTGACGATTAGGCGATTCCTTAATATGTGTCGATATTGCCTCCAGTACCGGAGCATACCCCAGAAAAGACAACCTTTCATCGCTTGTGACATTGCTTTTAACTACGTTATAATACTTTTCCGCACATTCAATATCAGGCTTAGTCGGCGTTTTCTTTCCTGCAACACTTTTCACAACGAAAGACTTTGCAGCGAGTTCATCAAAAAATCCTATTTCGTAATGAGCGACCGAAATTCTATTTTCGGCACAGAACGAAGCAATATACTGAGCTGTTTCCGTTCTCGCCAGCAAAAAGACCGTGGGCATTGTATGCGCCGACAAGCTATCGCTAATATCTGCGATAAAACCATTCAGCATTTTTCTTCCAGAAATAATTTCTGCTTCGTCAAAGGCATCAATAACTAACAGGACATTGCCAACATTCAAATCAGCGATGAACTCTGAATATTTCGGTGCACCTACGGCGTTAAGAATAGAGCCCGCAAAACTATTCGTGCCCACTTTGACCTTTGCCAGATTCCAGTAAAGGGCATTAAACCGATGTGCAATATATTTTGCTAACGAACTTTTTCCTGCTGCGCCAGGAGCAGAAAGCAAGACAAACTTAGGCTTCAAAGTTGACAGTGTTTTTTCTGTCTTTACATCGCTAAAAGATGGAGGGATATAAAACGGTTCTTCATCTATGTAGCTGATGTAGTCCAGCACGCTATTATTCAGTGAATACCTTTTACAGAAATTATAGGGACTAAGAATTCCGTCCAGAAGCATTTGACGTCCTCCTATGATAGAGTTGACATACTTTACTATATTATAGTCTCTCATCATCTTCATGTCAAATTCTCCCAGTCACTTTTGCTACTAAGTTTACACCCGATTTCTTTCTTAAATTGTCAAAACACCTTCCTCCACGGGCATGTATCGCCCGGTCTACGTTCTTCATACGTCGGCTTCAGGGCGCTCTCGTCCCCATAGTGGATGGCCTTGTGTGTCGCATCCGACACACTGATAACATTCTCCGGGTCGAACAGTGCTTCCCGGTGCTCGAGAATATCCTCTTTCGTCAGAGGGTTGATGTGGTGTATCGTAATGCGCGCCCGGCTCACCTTTCCTCCGCTGGCTGTGATGTCTGCGATAGGATGGTCTTTGCACCCGAGGTCGCAGCCTCCGTCCCGCACGATGATCCTGTCCCGGAACTGCCGCCACTCCTTCGAGCAGTAAAAATCCTGGTTCAGGTATCGGTCAAACCCGAAGGTGTCCTTTCCCACCGTCCCGTGAAGCTGCAAATACTTCAGCCTCTCCTCGAATGTCCCACATCGGCACATTTCGCTGTAGCTTTTCATTTCAGTGTCCTCATGAGTTCGTACACCAGTAATATCATGCCATGTAGGTCCGCCCCGCAAAGTGCAATCCAACTCAAGGTATCATCCGGTTTCTTCCCCAGCCATACCGCCAGCAGAAAGGCCGCAAAACATGCAAGGAAGCTCGACAACAGTATCCTCTCGAACTCTGTCATAGAGCCGCCTCTTTCTCAGATGTACCCGTGGTCCATTGCAAATGCACCCGCAATCAGGAATGTAACTGTCGCAAGAAACACGGTCCACACCATATTGTCCTGTTTCTCGTTCACACCGCCGTATTCACCGAACCAGAACACCTCTCCAAACAACGCCGGGACTGCCACGACCCAAAGCATCCGGAACACCTCAGCACTCATACTCTTCTCCTTCGCCATCATCCTCGCCGGAATACTCTTTCATGGCCTTGAGCACTTCCAGGTACAGCTCCTCGTTGTCCTTTGCTGCATTGATGGCCTCAGTCTTAGCCCGCAGGAGCTTGTTCTCTTCCTCGAGCTTCTGCTTTTCCAGCATCGTCTTACTCGTCGCCAGCTTCAGGAAGTGGGTGGTCTCTGCAGAAGAGGCTGTTCCTTCCCGTATCCGCTTTTCCACCAAGTCCATCGCCAGTGAGATCATCTGGTTTTCTCTCGCTTCCGGAGTCAGTGCCGGCCTCATTGCGGGCAAGTCAGCGCCGGAAGTTTTTCTTGCGCCCATTTCCGGCACCATCCTTTCTGTAAAATTCTGTCAAATATCGTTCGCGTTCTCATCCGCCAGATTTTGGTTTACCCGCCATTGCTGGCGTTTTTTGTTTTTGCAAAGTTTGCCATGAATAACTTCATGACAAAAATAAAAGGCTTTTCTAAGGGTTCACGGGTATGTCAGAGCAAAGCAGTAACTCGACACAAAAGGAGGAAATGATTTTGGGAAAGTTCTATTGGAGGTTGAACGATCATGAAAACGTATCCGTACCCGTATCACAAAGGTATAATAAGGGCGTGTACCCGTGAACCCTTAGAAAAACCGCCGAAGCCCGGTCTACTCCCCAGACCTCGGCAAGTTTGCTTTTGTCAGTTGTCCTATAAAGCCGCGAAATTCTAATGAGTTTTTCGCACATTCGAGATATTGACTCCTATTCAACTTTACGATAGACTTGGTACCAAAGGAGAAAGCAGTATCCATCTATCCCTAAAGAAAGGAGGTGTACTCGAAATGCGAAACAAGAAAATTCGGCAGTTATCCAAATATCTCTCTGATTCACAGCACACTCATTGCGTCCCTGTAACTATGGAGCAAATGCATCAGAACATCATCGGCGCTCTCAAAATTTTCAATTCCTATATGAGTGTAGTTGTTGAAGAGAGTCAGAACAACTGAGTATAAAAAACGCTGGTATCCGTATGGAGGTTCGGATACTGGCGTTTTTTTGCTTTGTAAAATATTAACGGAGTCTGATATAGGACATGAAAGCCCAAATATCAATTTTCCCTCCGGAGAAATATCAAAGACCGGCGCGATTTGAGAGGGGGGTGTTGATTTTGCGACCCCCCTCCCTATCCCCTTACGCGCTTTGCGCAAGGGTCGTGTCGTCTTCGACCTCCATCTTGAGCTTCTTGTAGATGTTGAGCGGGTCATTGGCGATGATTTTGTCAATAGCCTGCTCAATTTCGTATGCGTTCTCTGCATCCGTCAGCTGGTCAGAGGTATAGGCTAGCCGCATCAGCAGTCCGCAGGAGTTGTAGCCCTTATCCATATCGAAACGATACCAGTCGTCGAACTGGCTGTAGGGATTATAAGGGTTATCGGTCGTTGTTAAAAAGCATCGAATCATAGTTCAAAGCCTTCCCTACTTATTCAGAGCACTGTAAACAGTGGACTCAGGAACACCACAAGCTTTTGCAATCTCGTTATAGGTATAGCCGTTGGCGAGCATCGCCTTTGCTTTGCCCATCTTCGCGCTGGTCATTACAGTGGCTGTCTTCGGCATCGCACGTTTAACGATTTCGTCCGGCTTAGATGCGTTGAGAATCTTCGTCAACTTAGTATGCGTAATTGCTCCAGCTTGGACAGCCTCCCATTCGCGATCGGTAAACGTAATACGTGTTTTACTTCCGCTTGCCCCAACCGAATCACGAGCACGCTGCATCTCGACAGCAGAAATCTTTTTAATTTCCTTCTTGTCTTTCTTAGGGTCAAGACCTTGTGCCTGAATTTTAGCCTTGATATTTGCGTTGGCAATTATCATTGCGCGGCGTTCCTTCGGCTTGTTGTCTATCACAGCTTTCAGCTTAGCATCAATAGATTGAACTTCAGTCCGATACTCTTTTGCCGCAGCTGGATTATATTCCATATTTTCAGTATGTACGGCTTCTAACCGTGCTTTTCTAGCGAGGTTCTTCAACTGATTAGAAAAATCAGCGTACAAATTTTCCTGTATTGTACCAGATGAGAGTGTCTGCGCATCGGGGGTTTGCGATATAAGACTGACCTTTGTCTGCGCCTCTACTCGCTTGCCTGCCTTTGGATCAATATAAGTACGTCCGGACTCTTTATAAATGAGGTTTCCCGTTTCGGGATCAACATGAGCGCTTCCGGTACGTTCAGGGACATATACGGTCTGCTTGCGGCGAGACAGCAGCGTGGATGCACCACCAAACCGCTCATTGCCGTCTTCATCCACACGGATCTGCCACTTCTTCTTCAGTTCCTGAATGCCATTCTCCCGCTCAGACCGCTTGTAGTCCAACTTGTGCTTCTCTGCATCAATGACGACCATCGAATGCTTAACTGCACGGGTGATTTCCTCAGGAGGAGCGCCGCGAAGCGTCATGTCCGTGATAAGGTTCGAGATGATTCCCATCTCTTTCTGCTTTTCTTCCTTTTTCATCAGGCGCACACCATTCGGGTTGCCTTCCGGGACAGCATAAGCAGTCTTGGGGTCGAAGTCTTTCAGCCCTCTCAGCGCAGGCGTTGCTTTGACAGCCACCTTGCTGGAAATGGGGATAGCAACAACCGTATCACCGTCGAAGTCTGCGCCGGACAAACGCTCTGCAACCTTGGAGTTGATACCAATAGCATCCTGAATGTTGCCGAAGTTCCGCTTACCGCTAACATTTTTGTTGTTGACCGTGACGATAGGAATCTCGAAAGTGCCCGCATGAGGATAGCGAATCAGTGCGAGTTGTGTGCCGTTCTCATAGGTCGGGCAGTAGCACTCTTTCTCACTGATTTTGGTCAGCGGCAGGATGACCTTGGTAGACTGACCGGGGAAAGAAGAAGCCTTTAGAGTCATGGAGTTGCCCTCGCAGGTGTCTGCGAAGTCCATTAAAAGTTTCTGCTTGATGGTCGGGTTGGTACATTGCATTATCTCTTCGTACTCGGCTTTGCGGTCGGCCAGAGTAAGATTGAGCTGCTGCTTGATGAGTTTGATGGGTTGTTTAGAAAGGAATTGTGAGGACAGATTTTTTGCCATCGTGTCCCACTCGCCTTCCTCGCGAAGCTTGTTGATAGGAGACAGATGCTTCTGACCGTCAGCGCCAATGTATTCGCTCTGACCTGCTGCAGTCAGTGCTGCACCAAAGGGATTGTCCGGGTCGTCCTTGATGGGCTTGAGCACCTTCATCTTGGGTGTGCCAGAGGGTTTATTCGTATTGAAAATGACATCATATCCATCAGGCACATCGTCAGAGTAGACAGCCATACCTTTGAGGTAGTGACTGTTATCCACCATGATACGAACCTGTGCGTAATGGCTGTTACCAAGGCTCAGGTCATCTACACCGCGCCGAATCTCGATAACACCGTCTTTGTCCAGACCGCCTTCGTCACCATAGCGAATCGCAACGCGGTCAGAACTCATGCTGGACGGACGCTGGAGCTTCTGGAATGTCTCACCGCCATCATCCGAATGGTAGTCACCCAAAGACTGAATGTCACCTTGATGCTCATACGCATATTTCTGGTTGTACTCAGGTTTTGCAATAACCATCACATTGGTCTGCTGGTTAATATTGGTAGGTTGCCGAATGCCAACGCCGTAGCGCTGATAACCATATTCAGCCTCAAGTCGATAGATTGCTTCGTCAAGTTTGTCAGGCGAAACACCCAGGACCTGATTGACACCTTCGGAAACGTCAACCATGCCTTTCTTGTCAACCTCTTTTTTCAGGGTTTCCACAAGTGCTTTGGTATCGGTTTCTTTTTTACCGGCGTTACCTTTATAAATAGAGCGCACCGATGACTCCGAAATACCGAGCTTGTTTCCAATTTCGACCCATCCAAAACCATCTTCTCTCAATGCACGAACCTGATCGTACTGAAGCGCTCTTCGCTGATTAGCGGCCACCTTTCGAGCGTATCGGAACTCTGTTGTGCTCATCCTATACTCCTCGGGGAGTGTGGCATTTATTTGAGCAACGAGTTCTTTTTCAGTAAACTTACCGCTTTTTTCAAGCTCTTCCACACGGGAAAGAAAATCACCGGAACGCTGGTAAGGATTCTCACCAGAGCCCCAAGGATAGCGGCCGGAGTGGCGCTTGGTACCGTAGTGTTCGAGGCTGTCGGTCTCGTCGTCCACGTCATAAAAGAATTTGATGTCTTTTTCAATCGGATTCATGCTGCTTCTCCTAACTTCAATTCCGTAATTATTTTATCAAACTCGATGATTTTGTCCATGATAGGCTTGATTTCAGCCTCGGTCGGGTTGACCGTAAAGACATCATCGTTCTGATAAATGCGGTTTTCGATTTGGATGTCCTGCGGGTGTACGCGGTACTCCAAACAGAAAAGTGCATCATAAATAAAGAGCTGCTCCATATGTGCAGGAACAGCTCCGGTCTTGAGGTCGTGGATTCGCAGTAAGTTGTTCTTAAAAGTGATAGAATCTGCCGTTCCGAAGCAGTTGCCCGAATAATAGAGCACCTGTTCCGGTGTCATACGGAAGCCGATGGCATCGTTGACGTAGGCGTTGAGCGTCTTTTTGCTCTTCGGCAGCTTCTGACCAAGAGCAATACACTCTGCCGCAAATGCGTGCAGCCTTGTGCCATTTTCCTTGGCCTGATAGCTGGCATAGGTCTCGGCAAGGCGTGCAGCATCATAGTTTATCCAATGATACTTACTCGCACCCAGAAAGGCGTGCAGACCTACGAGCTTGGAATGATCGTTCCAGTTCATTCAGTATCTCCTCCTTGTTCTCCGGGTAGATGAAAGCAGCATAACTCATCTTGTTCATCTTTTCTACATAGTAGTCCTGATTTGGGCGATGAGATGCTCTTGCTGACTTCTTGCCTTCCAGTGCAGCCCATGTGTCTTCGTACAGAACCACGAGGTCAGGAATACCCTGTATCTCGTTAGGGTCTGCGTGGAGCACAATGCAGCCGGGAAAGCGAGACTTCAGCTCTTTCACCAAGCCGGTCTTGAATGTGTTTTCTAACATGTCAACCTCCAAAATAAAAAAGGAGTAGAGCACGTCTGAGACGCATTCTACTCCTCCTCATAAAAGAGGCAGATTTTTTCGCGTGAAAAATTCACGCGAGATGGGTTTTGGGGGCAAAAAGAAAAGCCCCTGCGTGATTAGCGCAGAGACTTGTTTGATTTAATGCTTAGTATCCAGAAGTCAGCTCTGTATACAGCTCGTTCGGGCCAACCATATAAGTAGTACCTTCATCGTGGTTCATGAATGCACCATAATCGTCGCATAAAGGATGGCTGCCGTATGTATAATCCGCCAAACTGTAAAACTGCTTATTTATCCCTTCGTATGTACGACGTTTACCGCACTGTGGACACTTCCACGTTTTGCGGCTCGCTTTGACAAGTGGGACTGCGCAGAAGCGGCAAAGTGGTTCTTTAGTATGAATTTCTACGCTTCCGTTGTCATAGCAATGAACTTCGTTGCCATTAGCATCGCATGTCATCCATTCCTCAAAACCATCTTCGTTTGAGAAACTATGGGCCCGATCCAGACCATGATTTTCAGCATCTCTCATAGTAGTCACCTCATCAGAGCTGTGTGTTATACGTTGCGACAACGATAGCACTTCTGCATACTTTGGTTCAAGTGAAAACTGTTAGGAATATGTGAATTTTCCGTGTTGTGGCCAAAAGCCCACTTTTTATCGTTAGTTATTATATTATTTTATTAAAAATTTTATTAAATTGAAG